ATGAGTAGAATAGAAAGAAGAAAAAAAGATAGAGAAAGCAAACTCGCCAAAGTTAAAACTGCTCTCTCTATCTTACCCATTTTAATAAATTTAATTGATAAACTAATTAAATTATTAAAAGATTTATAGTTTTGTAAGCTAGGAAGAATTTAATCTTCTTCCTAGTGACTTCTTTCTAAATATTATAACACATTTTCTATAAAATATGAGTGATAAAGTTTATAAATTCTGTCTTATTATAGTTGCTATAACTATAGTAATAGACATAATACTTTTATTTTTACATTTTAATATCAACAATATAATAGGATTAATAGTAAGCATTTTATTGTTAATATTTGTTACATTACAATATAAAAAAGGAGGAAAATAGTTTGGAGCAAAAAGAATCTAAAATAGTTTACAGTAAAGGTGGTTCAGGTACTTATTCGGCTAAAATTTCTTTACCTTTAAGCCAACTTGAAAAAATGGGATTTACAAGGGAAAAACGTAAGGCTGTAGTTATTTTTAAGGAAGATGAGATTATAATAAAAAAATCTGATGAGGAATAACTCTAAAATAAGTGGGTGTATAATGTAAGCATCCACTTATCTTTATTATATTTTGTATTTTATATTAATATATTTTATAACTTTATTGAAAAATATGGAATATTTATCGACTTTCACGTCACGTGATGATATAATATAAATATAGAAAGGAGGTAAGAAAATAAAAAACTTAGAAGGGAGGACAAAGAAAGTGGGGAGATTAGAAAGAAGAAAAAATAAAAGAGAAAACAAATTTAATAAAATTAAAAATGCTTTCTCTTTCACATTAGTTTTAATTAATCTAGTACTCGCAATACTAAGATTGATTAAAGAATTATAAGTTTCAATCCTAGGAGGAAAATACCTTCCTTCTAGGTAGCTTCTTTCTAATATTATAACACATTTTCTAATTTAATATGAATAATAAATTTTATAGAATTTGTATGATTATTCTTGGTATCACTATAGTTTTAAATATTATTAATATAATAATAAGTTTTACTTTTAAAGCTCTTATTGCTTTGGTATTTACTTTATTATTGCTGGCATTTATTAATAGTAGAAAGGAATGATATTATTGGAGCAAAGAAAACTTAGAATTGGATTCAATAAAAGTGGCAAAGGCTCTTTTACACCCAGATTGATACTTCCAATGTCATGGATTAAAGAGATGAATATCTCTCCTGATGAAAGGGATGTTCTTGTTACTTTTGAGGATGGAAAAATAATTATTGAAAAAACTGAAAATGAATAAAAAAGGAGGTAGTAACTATTTCCAGTTACTACCTTTCAATCTATTTAACTAAGTTTTCTACTTCATTAAATGCTTTTTCATTTCCATTTCCACCAATTTGAGTTATATTTTTAAACTTTTTATTCTTGATTAACTCTTTTTGGCTATCATCTAATCCATTTCCAACTAATACTACTGGAGATTCAGTTTTACCTGCAAGCACTCCTACTGATAAGGCATCTACTAAATCGTCTTGTTTATTCATTCCATTCTTAGCTACATATAAGTCATTAAGTGTATCTTTGCTATAGAAATGACTTATTACTTTTGAGTTAGTTTCTGTTCTATCAGAACCTGCTATTTTAGTTACAGATGGTAATGTGTTATTCACTTCTTTATTATTAAATAAAGATTCTCCACCTATTACATATGATTTTGATATGTTTTTATTAGCTATTAAGTCTTTTATATCTTTCATATCATCATTTTGATTAGTAAGAAGAATTGGCATTTCCTCTTTTGCTGATATAGCTCCCATACTTACTGCATCAGCTAGTCCCTTTTCTCCATTTACCACTACTACTTTTGACAGGTTAGAATTTTTGTCTAATTCTTTTGCAAGTTTTATTGATGTTTCATATCTATCATTTCCAGATATTCTAATTACATTTAATCCTTTTTTCTTTAAATCAGACACTACTTTTTCATCAACAGACTTTAATCCACCCACTATGTACACATTTTTTGCTTCTAATCTATTTATTTCTTTTTCTGTTAATTTATTTAAGTTATTATTTTTAGTAAGTAATATTGGTGCATCTTTAGACTTAGCAAATGGTGTTGCTGATAAAGCATCCGATATGCTAGAGTCATTTATTAACACTATATTATCAGCTTTATTCCATCCTTTTTGACTTATTTTCACTGATGTTTCATTTCTGTCTGCACCTGTTAATTTTTCCTTAGATGGTGCTATATTAAAATCTTCTTTACTTGAAGTTCCACCAGAAGAACCACTTGATCCTGTTGATTTTCTTTTATAAGTTGCTATAAAATCAGTACTATCATCAAAAACTAATTTACTTACCTGCTCTGATGTATATATTTTTTCATCTTTATTGTTTCTCCAACCATTAAACTCATAGTTTTCTCTTTGAGGATTAATTTGAATTTCATTTATACTAGAATTATCTGATATTTCTTTTTCATTGATTATACTTCCATCATAATCTATATATCTGATTCTACATTTAACTAATTTATCTATTGATATATTTACATCCATAGTCTCTACATCATTTACTGGACCATATTCATATTCCAAACTATAACTTACGTTATTTGGAAATTCAGAAATATTTTTCCATGTTAGAAAACCTGTTGAGATATTATAATTTTGTGGATATAATTCCTTTAATTTCGAATTTTCAATTCCTATATCTACAACTATATTTTCACCATTTTTTATAATACTTTTTTCTATATATTGACCACTACATTCCAATGATTTTAATTCTTTATTTTTACTTATATCTATTTTTGTTAAACTATTTTTCCCACAAAATAAAGAATCTAATTTTATATTTGTAGATACATCTAAATCTTGTAATTTATTCTTAGCACATCCCAAATACTCAAGACTTGTAAGTCCTTTTATATTTAATTTACTTAGGTTATTACCTGAACAACTTAAATTTTTCAAAAAAACATTATTACTTAAATTAAGAGATTTAAGTTTATTGTTAGTACAATTTAGAGATTTCAACTTTTTATTATGACTTAAATCTATACTTTTTAAATTATTATTAAGAAATTGCAAATTTTCTAAGTTCACATTATTACTTAAATCTATCTCTGTTAATTCATTACTAGTAAAAAATAAACTTACCAAATTTTTATTATTTTTAAGGTCTAAACTTGATAATTTATTTGCATCACAATGTAATTCATTAATAAGATTATTGTTTTTTAAATTAATGTTTAATATTTTATTTCCACTAATATCTAGATATTTTAATTTTATATTTTTACTTAAATCTACACTTTCTAGATTATTTGAACTACAATCAAGCTTTTCTAGATTTCTAAAATTTTCTATCCCATCTAAATTATCTATTTTGTTTGGGTTGGAAACATCTGGATTTTTATGTAAATCTAACTCTAAGCAACTCTCAATTTTATTTAAATCACTTTCATATATTTTATAGTTATCTTTTGATGCAACTTCATTTGTTAATGGATCATCCCTATTATCTAATACCTTTTCAACAATATCTCTTCTAAAGGATTCATCAACAAATTTATTGCTTATATCAATTTCCTTTACATTCTTTCTTTTATAAGATTTTATGTTATTGTTACTCTCTAAATCTAATGCATTTACAAATAATATTGATTTGTTCATTATCAATGTAACACTAACAACTATCAGTAATGATTTTATATACTTCTTAAATATCATAATCTACCCCCATACCTATTAATAATAAATAATATTTATCTAAATATTACCATACTTATGATTTTCAAGAAATACTAAAATATTTTATATAATCTATCTATTAATAAAATCTAATGCCTTATAAAGTGTATCAAATCTATCATTACCCTTTATCATAGTAAATTTTTCTTTAGTCATAGAACCAATCTTCTCACATGCTGCACCACCAATGACATAAAGATTTTGCGTCTGACCTGGCACGTAATCTTTTATATCACATATCAGTATTTTCCCATCATTATAACCCCAACCAACTACAGTTGCAGAGATTTTGTCAACTTCTCCATCATAAACAATTGTATGTTTGTACATCTGTTTAACTCCCTCATTATTTATATTTTTATTTAATACACCTTCTACAATTAACTTAGCAATACCTTCATGACCTAGTTTCTTAGCTTTCTCATAATCTTCTTTATTATCACAGAAGAAACTTTCAATTAATACTGCTGTAGGATTTGAACTATTTAAGATATATAATCCTTTATCTAATTTAGCTCTTCTATTTCTAAATACTGTACCTAGCTTATTACATATTCTAGTTGCATATTCTAAACCTTTATTACTATAATATAGAACTTCTGAACCTTTTCCTTGACCATCACTTGCATTTAGATGTAGTTCTATAAGTAAATCATATCCTCCACTATTAACTCTAGGTATTTTATAAGTCTTTTCTTCTGCTTTAGTTTTAAACTGCTTTTCAGGGCATATTATTACATCTGCCTTATGACCTTCTTTTCTAAATGTATCTGCTAATACTGGTGCAAGAGATTTATTGTATTGGTATTCGTTAACTACTCCATCAGCAGAAGTGCATGCACCACTTTTTAAAATACTGTGTCCTACTGTAATACATATTTTCATTATTTATTTTCCTCCTTCTTTTCAATAAAAAAACACTTACATATAGTAAGTGTTTATAAACTTCTTAAAGTAACTATTTTATTTAGCCAATATCTCTATCCAATTATTAGGAAAACCAATAAGCTTTAAGTCTATAGAATTATTATAATCATTAATTAACTTTTGAAGTTTTATAAAAAAACTATTCCAAATTAATTTATCCATAGTCAAATGCTTCATAGCAAGTATATAAGAAAATATCTTTTTATTATCCAAGTTATACTTTTTATATTCGTTTTTTATTGTTATAATACGGAAATTATTATTATATATTCTACCATAATGAGCGCATTGATTTCTGACCTGTGTTAATGATTGTAACCAAGATTTAACTAATAAAGTATTCACTCTACACAAATTATTTTTTATGTATCTAGTATCTTCTGGCAACATGTTTGAATATAATTTTTACAACATACCAAAAGTCATTATTTCCGTTGCAACCCAAATGGGAAGTTTTCCTTTATATTTTTCTTTATGGTGTATAATAAAAAGCTTATCTGAATTATTATTTTTTTCTCTCTCTAATGCTGTCAAAAAATTAATATAGAATTTTTCATCTTTGAAACTCTCCCTTTATAGATATCCACAAGCACCATGTTTAATTGCTAATGTATATGCAATGTATGTCCTAAATGCTATTTCTATGCTCCCTAACAAATCTGTTAATAATATCCTAAATTCCTTATTAAACCTATATATATCATAAACTTCTTCAAACGTAGTTCCTTCTTTATATGAGCCATCATCATTCTTAAAACTTAGAAGATATGCTGTAAACCTATAATAATTGACATTACTTAATACAAATTTAGCATCTTCTTTATCATTTATTATTAATCCTCTACTTTTTAAAATATCTATTTGTTCATCAAATGTTTTTTCTTCTTTTACTTCAACCATTGTTTTCACCTTTTCATAGATATACTTTTATATAATAAAACCCACCAATTAATATTAGTGGGTAAATTTATCTGTCCCGCCTATTTGAGCTATAAAAGAAGCTTGGCGGGTTCCTTCAAAAATCAATGTCCCGTATATTTGAGCATATAAATGCTTTACGAGTTCTGTACTATTATTATATACTTATTAGCTATAAAAGTATACTCTATTTAATGAAATTTTTTAAATTTTTGTGAGTAATAATATTTTTGTTAATTTCATTACTTTTCACCATCCTTCAACTGTTTGTAAGTTTGATTTATACCTATTGCAACTCCCCAACAAATTACACCTTGTAAGACTGCAACAGGATTTAATCCTAACATCCACACCGAGAAACCTACACCAAGTATTAATAATATAACTGGAATATACTTGTTATCTAATTGCTTATATTTCTTGCAACCTGCTCCTATAACATAAAGAGCAGCTACTAAAATTAGTAACTGCTCTGGTATGAAACTTATTAAATTATCCATCTCTTATCCTCCTAATTAATTAAAATATTCCTTTCTGTATGGCAAATATAAAGAACCCTACTAAAGTTGTAATTATAACTCCTACAAGCCACTTGAGTACTCCTGTCAGATTTTTTATATCACTACATAGGTTTTGTATTTGTATAGCAAACTTTGCTTGCTCAATCTCTATTCTATCAATTTGTTTGCCGTGTTCTTTTACTCTTGTTTCAAGTGTGCTTATTTTTTCCTTCACAAGTTCTTCATTCATGAAAACCTCCTATTGCTTTGTATTAAAAAAGAACATTACCTATTTTGTAGGTTCTGCTCCTTCTACTACCTCACTATGTTCTATAATGTAGTTTTCAACTGCTATCCTATACTCTGTGTTAGTAACATCATCAAGTTCAAATACTCTATTTTTCAATGGGTTTAACCCTCCATTTAATATTCTATCTGCCAGTATTCTTACAACTACTCTATCTATCATTACAATATTCCTCCAACTTTTTCATTTTCTACAAACAGCAATTCATCTTCTTGAATTGTTTTTAGTGTATTTTGATTGTCTTCTCCTATAAAAATTAATCTAGTTGATGCTTTTTTTACCTCTGTTTGAAAATAAGATGAAAATAAACCATAATATCTAAAATTTTCATTATAATCAAACCCTGTGTAATATCCTATATGGTTTTCACTTAAATTAGCCCAGCATCTATAATATCGACTATCTTGATTGTTTCCTCCTCCCAAAAGACACTGTTTAACCATAAAACCAGTGTTGTTACCACCTATTACATCTGATATTGTACCAACCTTTCTTCCTACTCCACATTGTATATTTCTTTTATCCCTTGTAATTATTCTTGTATATACACAAGCATTTTCAACTCCACAAGTGCATCTCCCCACCTCCTGTAGACAATTTCCCCATAAATCCTCTATTCCTAAAAATTTCATTTGTTCATCTCCATTTTGTTCTCCATATATCATACCTTTGAAATTAGAACCGCCTGTGTTTATTTTATCCGGCTTTCCATGACCTAATATATAAGAGCTATAACCAACTCCTAACCTAAAAAAATTTATTGATTTAAACATTACAACAAATAGAATCTGTAACATTAATACACATTGATAATCCAAAGAATCATATCCAGGAACATGTTTATATATTAAACTGTAGAATCGTCCACGTTCTCTCAGCTCTGGGCTACTATTTTTTTTACTTCTTAAGTTATTATTTTCCAATGATGCTAAATATGCACCTATATAAATAAATTCTTTTTCTGTACTACCAATTAGATGTGCTGGACATTCATAATCATCATCTAATTTTGTTTTAGATATAAATATATCCATGTAATTATCAGAACTCTGTATTTTCCAATAAAATTTAGGAAATTCAATCATAACATCTGTGTCATCTTCTACATTAGTTCCATCTTCATACATATTAAAATTTTCTTTTTTAATATACTTTGTTACTATTCCATCTTTAAATCCACATGGCTTTATGTTTCTAATAAAATCTATAGTATCCCAACTACCATAACTACCAACACTAGCAGGAGTCATTCCTATTGCATCTCCTAGATAACTTACACAAGTATCTGGATTTTCATCCAACTTATTTATTCTTACACCAAATTCTTGTGCTTTTAACTTATCTACTTTATCGACTAAACTACTTAATTTGTCCGTATTTAATACTTTTATATTTTTATTTATCAGAGTTTGCTTTAATGTATTTGAAATTGTTTTAATCTCATTTGTACTATTTTCAAAAGCAGTTATTAATTGACTTAAACTTGCATTTTCGTTTAATTTTTCTATCATAAAAAATATCACCTTTCTACTTTCTTAGTAACCATTTGTCAAGAAAGAGTTACTAAAAAGCTTTATACTTGTTTATTTTGCTTGTTTTTCTATTAAAAATAAAATTATTTATACTATATATACTTTGAAAAAATTACTTAAAATCAATCACTTTTCTATTTTAAAAAATAACCATTTCTTGACAAATAGTTACTATATAAAATAAAAAAAGGACTATACAATATAATCCTCTCCTACAATTTCTTTATATTCTATTGATGTTATCTTATTCTTTTCTACTGCTGTTTTAACTTGTTCCTTAGTCCAATTACTATTATTGTAGAAATCTGTTATTATCTTGTACCAATTCATTTATATCACCCCATTATTCATTAATTGAAATGTTAAATCTGCTATTGTTTGTTCTGTAGAATTTACTTTATCTTCTATGCTACTTTTAATATCTGTATATCTATAGAAAACCTCTTTAGTATCTATATTTATAAATAGCTTTGCTTCTTTATTCTCTGCATACTTTTGAGTTGGTAAACTCTCTATCAAAATACCTTGTTTTAAGTTTTCCTCCGATAACAAATTTGGTTTATAGTGTATCATCCCAATATATTTTATATTTTGTTCCTCTGTGTCTAGTAAATTTCCTAAATAAATCATAATTTAAAAATCCTTTCGTTAATTTTTCTATTTAAGTCCAGCTTTATAACTTTTCGAAAAAATTAATGTTGATGATGAAGTAAAATCAGTTGGATAACTATATCTATAAAAATAATTATTGGCACCCGAATAATCAAAACACCAAACCCTATCGTTGTGGATTGCATCTATAGTTATTAGCTCGACAAATGTAAATTTTGATTCGCTTGTTGTAAATTTTTCTATAGTTTGACCATCATTAGATATTTTATAAAAAAAATGTTTAGCAATATAATATATATTATCTTTGCTATCAATTAATGTTCTACCAAAAATTTCTGAATTATTGATACTAATACTCCATATAAACTTACCATCTTTAGATAATTTTACTAAGTGATTAGTCCAATCACATACATAAATATTATCTTGACTATCTACAGTAATTGAGTAAATTGGTGATGTTTTAGAAAGATAATTATATTCCCAAAGTAATTCTCCTTGTGGAGAAATTTTTTGAATACCTTTAGGTGGGTCAATCCTAAATCCATATCCACCTAAAATTATATTTCCTTGACTATCTGTCGCTATTGCTGTTATATAATTTGTAAAACCTGCATATTCAAATAGCAAGCTTCCATTTGGAGATACCCTTTGAACTTTTTTATCATATCCCCCAGTAGCTATATATCCTTCTTTATCAATAGAACAACATAATAAAGGTTGAGAGCCAGTTATATTTAGTGACCATATTACTCCTCCATTTGAATTTAATTTTTCTATGCACCTTTCAGAGGAATAACATATTATTATACTATTATCCCTTTTATCGACATTTACGCAATCCATATTGTTATTATTAAGATTATGCTCCCAATACTTACCTGAGTTGGAACAACTTCGTTTAATAAGTTTTTTATTATCAACACTTATTAACAAATTTTCCGAACTGTCTAAATCTCTTAAACGTACTTTACCTTTCATCTCAGTAGAATATTCAATATCAATATTTATACTGGTAAGATTCGTTCCATATGTTTTAACACCATTTATCGTTCTACCTGTATAATTACGATAAATACAATTATATTCCTTAGACATTGTAATCCCATCAGAATCTCCTGTCATTTCTTCTAAAGTTTCTATAGTTTTTATTTTTTCAGACAATTCTCTCAATGTATTTTCTTGTGTTACATTAAACTTTTTTGATATTAGAGTATTGGCAATTTCATTCTTTATTGTCTCAATTTCATTCACTCCACTTTCAAATGAAGTCATAAGTTGATTTAAGTTTGCACTATCTAACAATTTATTAATTGTCACCTAATCACTCCTTTTTATAATATGTCTACAAGTTTATTAAAGGCTTTGATGCCTTTAGTCTTTTCGCCATTTATCTCTATCATAATTTCTTTCAATGCTCCCTCTACATTATCACTTTCAAATAAGTTTTCTGTATCTTCTATAGTTACATTCTTTGCTTCTAATACAAGATTTCTAACTTTATTAACTAACTCTTTAAAAGTCATTTAGTCACCTTCTTTCAATAAAAAAAGAACCCTCTATATAGTTGGTTCTACTGGTGTTTCTTCTTTATTTAATAAACCTGTTAACTCTAAATATTGTTCTTCTGTAATCCTATTTACTGCATAGAATACATCCATCTTATGTTGTAAATCCTCCTTAGTGCTATAGTTCTTTTGTTCTATCATTAATTTTAATAAGTTATACATATAATTTCCTCCTATAAATTATTGTTTAATTTGATATTTCCTACTTCAAAGGCTGTGTTTACTATCTCACTATCTCTATTTTTATTTTCTTCTTTTAACATACTTAGTTCTTTTTCTAATGCTTGTAATCTTTTTTGTTCATCTGTTAAAATGATTGGTATGTCTTTGATAACAGGTTCTTTTGTAACTGGATTTATAGACTCTATATACTGTTTACTATAGTCTATACTTCCAAATTCAATGTCTAAGTAGTGTAGCTCTGTTATTACATCATGTTCTAAAATATCTCCTGTCGCTTCTCCTGTTTGGAGTAATATTTTTCCATTCTGATTATAAATTATTCTATTTCCTCTATTCATTTTTTCTTCTCCTTATAAATTATTCTATAGCTATCCAATTAAATGTAGTCCCAGCAATAGAACCATATTCACAGTTTCCACCTCTAATGTCTTCAAATTTTAATGTAAAAGACCCAGAACTCACGTTTATAATATTTGCTATAATGTCGCCATCATACTTTTTACTACTACTTCTATAAGCTTCACTTTCATTTATATTAGTTACAAAATTAATTCGACAATTCGCTACAGATGTATTTATCCAGTTAAAAGCAATTCCACAAGTTACTATTATAATAGAAGGTGTAAATGATAAATTCATTGTTATTCTAGTTGTATCAGATTTAATTGTTCTTTGGTCATAAGTACCACTAGCCCATCTTTTTCTTTGACTAAGCTGATTATTCAATTCTGTTATTCTATTTTGCAAATCCTGTACACTAGCGTCTGAACTATCAAAACTTGTTTTTATTTTCTCTGATAACTCCACTAGCGTGTTATTCAAACTTGCCTCTATATTCTTTAATGCTAAAGTATTTATAATACTTGTTTTACCAGTTTTAAATCCTGCGTTAACTTCAATTAGTTTAGAAGATATATCTTGCAAATTTACATTTTCGGGCAGTGGCATTATATTCTTACTTATACTTAACACTTTTTCTGCTGTAGCATTATTACGGTCTGTAACAACTATCTTAAGTGTGTGTAGTGCATTATCTTCTAATGTATAGTTAATTGTTTTTTCAAGAGTTAAATCGGTTGTTATAGTTTCTTTTAACACATCATCTATAAAATATTCTATTTTTGTAAGCAATGTAGGGTCTGTGTGGTCAGCTTTAAATGTAGCTGTAATGGAATTATAAGAAGATACTGTTAAAAATGGTAATGCTTGTAGTAATGTTATTTTAGCATAACCATCTGCTTTAGTAGTATTACCTCCAGTAGTCATAACTATATTTTCAAGATAATATTCAGATGTTGGTATATATCCAGGTGGCTTATAACTATCTTTATTTAGTGCGTAACCACTTCCACCACCTCCACATTCATTAGAATAAGAACCAGCACCACCGTACCAACCCCCTCCACCACCTATTCCTATGTTACCATAACCTCCTTTTCCTAATGAACCATGGTATTCTTCTGTGTCGTAACTTGTTCCACCTTGGTATTGAGAACCACCACCACAAAAATCTCTGTCACGACCAACTCCATTAACACCTACATAACCACCACCATGACCAATAGAACGAGCAGAAGCAAAATTATTTTTCATACCTCCTCCACCGCCTGCAACAAGTATGCGTGAAAGCAAACTTTCAGTGTTACCCCAAGTTGCACTAGGATGATAAAGTCTTATATCAGTTGCTCCACCACCGTATTTAGAATAAGCAAAGCTACCAGTAGTAACTTTGCCAGCAGCGCCTGCACCGTTAAAACCACTTCTAGTAAGGCTTGAACCTTCAGAAACTTTCTCATAACCGGATTGACCGACACAAATTTGTAGATTAGTTCTTTTTTTAAATACAATCTCACCTTTTGAATAACCACCTTTTGCACAATCAGTCCAATCGCTTGTATCGACAGCACCACCGCAAGCACCCCAACATTCTAATTTATATCGTCCAGGTGGCAATGAAACATTTTGTACATAATTAGCATAATTAAAATTCCATTCAGTCTGCATTTTCTCACTCTCCTTTAACAATAAGTTATCAACTCATTTACACTTGTTGCAATACTAGATAAACCACCATTTACTTTTTCTTCTAAATTAAGAAATCTATCCTCTATTTTCTTAGATGAATAAGTAGTCATTTCAGACACTCTGTTATCATCTACAGTTGCATTAATAAAATGAGTTTCTGCATTTCCATTTATCACATAAACGTTTAATTCTGACCTTGTTTCACTTCTAATCTCAATAGAATTATCATCTATAATTTTAAAGTTTGTAACTACATTTTCTTTTGTAGTAGCATCTATAATATTTACAACTATTCTCTGTGTTAACAAACTATGTGTTACAGTTGCTTTGAATCCATTTTCTGCATCCTCAACCCAATCATCAATTGTTATTATTTGAGTAGATGCCACATTTGAACCACCTGCGATTAATTGGTCAATTTTAATATTTTGTTTCTCATTTTCTGTGTCAATTCTAGTATTTAACTCTGTTTTAGTTGTATCAATTTTAGTATTAACAGTACCTATTTTAGTTTCTAAGTCTTGTATATCTTTGAGTGTTGCAAAGATTATTGTTGGGTCAATTTTAAGTTCTATATTATTTACATTAGATACAATAAGCACAGTTTTAACCTTCATGTCTACCACTGCACCTTGTTCTATAGAAGGTTTATAACACTCTTTGTATTTAGAAATGGCAATTAAATTATTTTCATCATCTAAATATCCTATTTCTCTTATCATAAATCCGCCTACACTTGATGGTATTAAACTCTCTAATATTATACAATTTGGTGCAGTTTCATCTGTAGTTGTATTTCCAATATTGCCTTCCCATACCACGTTTTTGAGAGCTGTCTGACTCTCAGTTGGAGTATATTCACTCCCTCCTCCATCACCAAGTTGAATTTTTACAAATCCCACTTTATTACCTGTGACACTTGCATTTGCTATCTTTGCTTTTCCTACATCTGTAATTATAGTGTAATAACTTTTATCTATAGCCAATATATCACCTCCTAAAATATTGTTATCTCTTGGTATCCAACTCCATTGCCAGTTAATACATCAATTTCTCCATAAGTTTCTATATCTGGTGGACTCCAAGGGTATATAGTTATTTCTTGACCCATTAGGGTTGTTATACCAAAATTCATATAATTGTCTTTGCTTATAAGCACTCTAGTGTAATCTAAAGTCATATTACATGGCTTAATATTACTTACAAAAGAATGAACTTCCTCAAACCAATCTTGATTTCTAGCATCACTTTCAAGATGTATATTATAAGTAGCATTATTTATAGTTAACTCATAATTGCCTTCTCCAACTACATTATCTAGCCAGTTCCTTAAAAATCTCTCTGAGTAAGGTAGTTTACTTATATATTTACTAAAAATCCTAAACCTTCTATCTTCTAAACTCTCATTACTTTTAGGAGTTATAGACATTATCTTTTCCCATCTTTTTATACCACTTATAGTTAGGTCCTCTAAAAACTGGTCATTTGATAGGTCCTTTAATTTATCATGTAGTGTTTTTATTTCTTTATTTTCTACATTAAATACTTTTATATATTCTTCTTTATCTTGTAGAATTTGTGGTAAGTAATTTATTAGATTAATCTCTTTATCCAACTACCTCACCTCTCACTACTATACTGTTACTATTTATTGTTAGATTAGATTTAACCTCATTTATCATTGTATTTGCAATGTCTAATACTCCATCAATACTAAGTAATCTAGTTTCAATTTGAGATATACGGACTATTAAGTTTTCTTCATCTTCCCAACTCATGTTAAGTTCATTTAAATAGTCGTCTATTGCTTCTTCTGCAATTGATTTTATATTCTCCCAAGTGTAGCCATTTTTGTATGTTATCTCTGCTGATATATTTATAGTTGTACTTACAACACCTGTAACAGTAACTTTATGCCCTATTGGTGCTAATCCTAAGCCTTGTCCTTGATGTCCAATTGGGTCAATTTCTTCTTGCACTAAATTAACTAAATCCTCTGATGGTACTTTGAAATTAGAGTTAATTATTACTAACTTAACAGTTCCTCCACCGTCCCACACAGGATAAACCTTAACTCCTCCAACATCTTGTATTTTGTTAACTTCATCTTTATAGTTTTGTATATTCCCACCAAAGCTCTGTGAATTTAGGCTATCATAATATCTTTGTCTTAAACTATCTTCTGACTCTTCATCCTCTCCATTTATCAAGATTTCAGTTAGTTCAGCAGTTTCAAGACCATCTATATATTCAATAGGTATTAGTTTTCCTAACTCAAATATAGGTCCAGCAGTTTCACATTTCATTTTATATGTTTTTTCAGATATTCTCTCAATTGCAATATAATTGTATTCTCCTAGATTAAACCTAGAATCAAGTGGAATATCTATATTAAACACTCCTTTTGCAATGGTATTAGTTGCAGATAGTGGTGTAATTCCTCGTTCTTTACATCTTTTCTCCAAGTAATAATAACTAGCAGTATCTACGAATGTTTGGTCTAGTAATTCATCCATGGCAATGTATGTTTCTGTAAGTTCTATAGCAACAGGAGCAAGAGCATTATATATTATAGAACCTTCCCTTTTATCAAAAGTATCTGGTACACTATCTAACATTCTTTTAATTATATTTTCAAATGTCATTAACTCAAACAATTATACACTCACCACCTTCTCTGCTTTTATATTTCCATATTTTGTATGAACTGAAAATCTACATTGTACTTTACCATTTATATTTTGAAACTCAAAATTATCTATATTTTCAATCCTATCATCTTGAATTAGTGCTTCTGTTATCCTTCTTTCAAGTTCGGGTATTACATATGAAATAGGTTCTCCAATTAAATCATTTAATTCAACACCATAATTTCTAGAATAAATAAGATGCTCATACCTTTCAGTATTTAAAATTAAAAAAATGGTTTGTTTTAATGCTTCTATATCATCACAAATACCATCTACTCTATTTTTCTCTATATTCAATTTAAACGTCTTACTTGGTTCTTGTCTAACATCAAAATTAATTATCGATACATCTTCAATGTCATAATCTAAATTATCGCTTGGTAACACCTTATCACATCCTATCTAAAATCAAATATTGCTGTCCTCCTTGCATACGAATTAAGACTAATTTATCTCCTATCTTTTTATCTGTATATCTTTTAAAAGTATCTGTTTGTATTAGAAAAATTTCACCAATAGATAGTTTTTGTTCTATCTTAACTCTTAGAGGACTAATACTTTCTATTGTTCCAAATACAACTCTCATTGGATTACTTGTTTCTACTGCATCTATTGCTGCTTTCTTGATTATTTGTAATAAATCTTGGCTCATATTATCTATCACCTCACTTATATAAATCTTCTCACATGTGTATATGCTTTTCCTTTTCTATAAGAATTAACAGACTCTATTTTTACCACATCTCCTGTTTGTGGTGAATGAATCATTTGACCATTTCCAATATACATCATTACGTGATTACTACTACCTCCACCAACTCTACATAATAAGTCTCCTGCTTTCCACTTGCTTCTATCTTTTAAATCTACTGCACTGCCTGCCTTACTTTGCGTTGCAACAGTCCTAGGAATTTTTATACCTATTTGTTTATAACACCATTGAGTAAATCCACTGCAATCAAAAGTATTAGGTCCTGTAGCTCCATACACATATTTACAACCTAATTTATTTTTTGCTACACTAATTAGTTTATCTGCTTTAGAATTGTTATTTGTACTACTGCTTTGGTTGTTGCCTTGAATTTGATAAGTTACATCTTTTAAATTCTTTTCTGCTTCCTCGTTGCTTCCAACTCCTGTACCTGCATTATTAGAACTATAAGTACTTCCTGTTATTTGCTTATAAAATGCACCTACACATTTTACCCATTCTTTGTCTGAACTAGAAGAATATTTATTTCTGATGCTTTCTAAAGTTTTTCGTCCTATATGGATATAGTTTCTTGATAAATTACTTATACCTCTTTTTATTCCTTCGTCTACACTAGAAAAACTCATGTAATCTCCATTTTTTTTCATTCCAAAGAAATTATTTTTAGTATTTGCAATATTTGAAGTCCCTCTAGCTGATTCGTGCATAGATATAGCAGCCATGAGTGCCGGATTAACTTTATAAGCATTTGAATATTTAACAAATATATTTCCTGTATTTGATAATTTACCTTTAAGTAGTTTATTAATCTTATTAGCCATATCAGTATCTTCTTTACTTGTGGTACTTTGTACAGGACCATTTTTCTTTTCATCTTTATTATTTGCATTTCCACTACTGTAGCTTGAAGAGGAATAAGAAGCAAATTCGTCTCCATCAACCAAGGTCAAATCCATGAAATGTGAATTATTTTCAAATGTATGTTTTACTTTCTCAACTAACATATAATTTTGAAGTTTAATATCTCCCAAATCTAAAAAAACAGGTATTAAACAACCTGCTCTTACTCTAATATCACCAAGTGCATTTTTTAAACTTAATGACTTAGTTTTCTTATTATATAGTTTTAGAAGTATATCACACTTTTGCTTTATTTCTGCTTCACTCATGTTTTTATCTACTGTATCAAACATTTGAAGTATTCCCCAACTTCTCATGTGAGCTGAGTCTTGAGCAATATATACATCCCTTTTTCCTGACTCCTCGTTGTCTCTTACAAGTTTAATCTTTGTGTAAGTATCACTATCAATAGAAGAATTGTAGTCAAAGTCCTCTATGACATCATTATTCATAACAGTATCTAATTTCATTGATGCAACATTCTTTAATGTTATTCTTCCAAAATCATCATATAAAACATACATTTCTTTTTTCTCTCTTAGAGTATCATCTAGTGCTGTTAGTATCATGTCAAAGAGTGTTTTATTTTCTTCTATCCTAGATATTTTATACTTAGTATCTTCTATGACATTGTATTTTAAATTAAAATCTTTAGCCAACATTTTTACAAGTTCACTTGCAGTTTTATTACTATATACATAAGTATCTTTATTCTTAAAATATCTTAGCTGGTCGTAAGCAACAATTTTAATGTGATTTTCTTTATCTCTTTTCTTCTGAAATATATATCCATAGAAGATACCTATTCCTTTATAATACAGCCTTACAGAATTTCCTTCGCAAAACTCTAATATATCATCCATAACTATTGTAAATTCTAACTTAGAAGGTGTTCCTCTTCTTTCTATCTCCCATGTGATACCATCAATGACAGCAGGTTCGTAGAAATCTTCCCAATGAGCTATTACTAACCTTACATCTCTATCATTTGCTAACACTAATTCATCAACCAAGTTTTAACACCTGCCCTTTATAAATAGTGTATTTACTTAAGTTTTTGCCCTTATTTGCCTTATCCATCATAGATTTATTTAGTTCGTATACTTTCTTATATAATGAACCATTACCAAGTTGTTTCTGACAAATTGACCAAAGGCTATCCCCTGCTTTTACTGTATATGTTTTAGTTTTAGTGTTTGTGGCATTGACTGAATCAACTCGTTTTGGCTCTATCTTTACATTAGGTCTATCAGTCTCATTTTTAGGAGGGGCAAGAACTAACTTTTTAGTTGAGTAATCTCTATATTGCTTTAACTTTATTGCAACTTTTGTATCTGAGCCATTTTCTGCATCTTCTACTATGTTATATTCCTCTAATGATACTTTCATATTAGTATTAAATAGTACTTTATTACCTAATTCCCTTGAAACAATAAATTGAAATGGCTTACAATCAGTTTTTAGTAATTCTAGCTTACTTAAAAAGAATTGAACATCTCTAAATTGACCTCTACAAAAAGGTAATTTATTATGTGTAAATTCTGCTTCAAAACTTATCTCAGATAGTCCTTCTTTTTTTAATATATTTACTTCTCCAACATTTATTAAATCAACTGTCTTGTTTTTATTTGTCACTTTGACTTCAAGCTTGGGTGGTGCGATTGGTAGTTGTACTCCATCTAGGTAAAAATCATAAGCCATTTTCTCACTCTCCTTTCTAAACTATTCCTTCCGCTGATACAACCATAGCATCGTTCAGTTTTTCAGTTAAGACATTAACTATTCCATCCACATCTGTATCGCTATTTATATTGTTTGTATTGTTCATATCAATTTTTATGTTGACTCCTGTAAATCGGTTTATTACCTCCTGTTCTGCTATGTCTCTAAGATATTTAAGGTCTTCTTGACTTTTATCCATTGTCTTTGCCATCTTTGCAGTATTGCCTGCCGTGTCCTTTACATTTTTTCCTAAATCTCCACCAAATCCACCAAGGTTGTTTAAAGGATTTTGTTTATTCCACAAATCGTCTAATCCTAATTTTTTCTTTGCATCTTCTAGCATCTTATTAATGTCAAAAGTATCTTTAAATTTATCAGTTATAGCATTTTGCCATTTAGTTCCAAGTGCATTTCCTTTTTGAAATTCTGCTCCAATATCTTTATATCCCATTCTATCCAATTTTATTTTTTCTGGTGCATCTCCTACCCATTTATTTAAACTGTCAATCTGTTGTTTGATGTAACTATTATCTGCCTTGACAGGCGTAAATGTTGCTTCTCCAACTTTCCCAATATTTACTCCAGGAATTTTGTTTAGTAAATCAATAAGCTTATTTACTCCTCTGATTGCTATATTCGCCCCAGCCACAAAAGCCTTACCAAGTGCGTTTCCTGCATTATTTACAGAATCATTTAGAGATGCCATTTTCTCGATTATAAAGATTACACCTTTTGCAATAGCTTGTTTCATAAGATATACACATTGATTCCAACCATTTGTAATGCCTTCATTTACAGCTATACAGCCATTCAGTAGCCATATCATAACATTTTGTATTGCTGCCACTGCTGCAAATACAGCACCCACAATTACTCCTAAGGCAGTTAAACTTGTACCTGCGAATTTGTTTACTGCTGCTACTGCAACAAAAACTACTACTACAAATGCTAGAATACCTAATACTACCCATGTGATTGGACAAGCTAATAAAGCTGCATTTAAACCCCAAGTGGCTATTGTTGCTGATAAAGTAGCTCCATTCGAACGCATCAGTGCTGCTGCTTGTATATTAGTCATAAGTGCTGATAGTGAAGAGGAAGCAGCGTGAGCAACATTCGCAATTACGTTACCTATTGTAGCTATTTTAGTCGCTAGCAAAACCCCTCTAAACAATATAAAAACAGAAGCTACACCAAATACAATAGGTTTTATTATACTCCAATTTTGTGCAAATATATTAACTATATTTAATGCAGTATTTACAATAGAACCTAAGCTTTTAGTTATTACTACCACACAAAATGTAAATCCTTGTACTAAGTTTGAAAAGAATTCACTATTTAAAATATTTTTTATAATATTTAATGTATCGTAAATGTTTGAAGATATTGCAATCATAACATTTCTTATAGATACAACAATTTCACTAAATCTAACGCTTTGCAATGCTCCACTTATCTTTCCTAATGTCTGACCAAATATCATATAAGCATCATTTTTCATCATAGTAAGTGCTTGACTAAAAGTTATTGGCATACTTTCGAATTTCTTTTCTATTTCAGCACTTGCTTTAAACAAAGCATTTCTCACTACATCTGCTGTAATAGCACCTGTCCGAGACAAATCTTTTAGTGCTTCTTTACCCTTACCCATAGATTCAGCTATTTTAGTAGCTAGAAGTGGTGCATTTTCCATGATAGACCTAAATTCATCACCTTGCAATTTTCCTGCTGCCATAGCTTGCGTTAACTGATACATTGCTGCACTAGCTTCTGATGCTGATGTTCCTCCAATTACGAAACTCTTATTCATTAACTCTGCAAATTTTACAACTTCTGCACTACTTCCAAAAGCTTCTCCTGCAAGTATTCCTAACTTAGATACTTGTGCTGCTGTGTCTGCATAAGAAGCCCTAGCACTTTGAGCAGATAAATAAATCATCTTATTAAGTTGTTCTGTTGTCTGTAATCCATCATTCATTAAATTTAAACGTGCTTTTGTACTTGCAATTGTATCTGCTGCTTTTGTAATACTTTCTATACCTCTTATTCCAATATATATGCCAGCCAAACTTTTGAGTTTAGATACTAATAGAGAGCCTGCTTCACTTCCTTGTCTTATTTTATTATTAAAGTTTTCTTGTTCATTTGTATTTCTTCCAATTTTCTGTTCTATCCTTGTGAGAATACTTTCTATGTTATTCAAACTTTGTTGAGAAGCTTGTATATTACCTGCATTGAGTGGATTATTCAATCTGCCTTGCAATCTCTCTAAACTATTAATTGTTGTATTAATAGAATTAGTCATATTACGAAATGCTGGTGTCATTCCGTCGAAAATCTTTATTGAAGTTTGTATTGTAGCCATTTCCTCACTCTCCTTTCATAAATTTCCATATAAAAAAACACCTACATTAGTAAGTGTTTATTATATTACAAATTCAATAATTCTTTTTTCTTAGTATTAAATTCATCTTGTGTAATAGCTTCCATATCCAAAAGATTCTTATATTTTAATATCTCATCTGCTACAGATTTAGTATTTATATTGTCTGTCTCTTTAATGCTTTGTGTAATAGCAGATAATATTGATAAAATTTTATGGGCATCTTTGTAAGCTTTCTCATAAGCACTAGAATTAGTTTTTGTTTTTTTATTAATTAATTCGATATACTCAATAGGATTATCAATATTATTAATTGTTATTTTAATTTTAAATGTATCAACAACTTTTCTTGTTGTTTTTTTACCTGTTATCCCTCCAACTATAGCTCCTGCTTCTCCAAATAAAATTCCTCCCGCTAAAGCTCTTCCTATTCCTCCTTTAGTTACAGTTTCACCATTTTCAAGAAGTTCAAATTCCACGATATCTTCATAAGAATGAATGATAGGAGTTTTTTTATCGTTTATACTTTTTTTAGACACAAACCATTTTTTATTATCTTCATCAAATTCTATATAGTTTTCTATATTATTAGTTGTATTAAATATTTTTTGAAGTTCATTATTTTTTTTAGTTGATGATATAGTCTTTTCAATATCTAATTTTCTTAAAATTTTAGGTGCTTTAGTCATAGAAAGTGCATCACAATATTCTTTAAAACAAGAATTGCATATCCAACCATCTTCAATATTCAGTACTCCTATCTCAGTATTACAAATACAACATATATCTGCTTTTTTCTTTCCAAATAACCCCATAAGATTCCCCCCCAGTACAATAATTTTATAATGTAATTATACTATATAAGTAAAATTTTTACATTATTATCACCTCCTTTCAATTAAAAAAGCACTTACTTATTTAAAGTAAATGCTTCATATTTTTAAATCTATATATTATTTTTCTTTTAATATAAATTCTTGCTCTGAACCACTATATTTTAGTTTACAATCAGAAACTAGTAAATCCTTAGGAATTTCAAATGCAATATTACCTGTTACATCTAAATTAGGATTTACAGTATCCATAGTTATATATTTATTTCCTACATCAATCAATAAAGATGGAACATATTTTGAATCATCTGGTCCTATTAATGTGAATGAATTTAGCATAAAAGATTGGCTTTCCTTAGTTTGATTTTTTATTGTTAAATTTATAATACCATATTTGCCACTATCTGGAGTGTATGCTAAATAACCAGATGCTACTGATATTTCACTAGCTTTTGAAATGCTATTAACAGTTAATTTTAAATCTCCTATACTACCTTCTTCACCAATATATTTAGTTAAATCCTCTTTCTGTTTTTCAGTGCTTTCATTATTAGTACTGTTCCCTGCTATTGCTCCAACAACTCCAGAAAATAAAATAATAAGAATAAACCAAAATAGACATCCTCTTCTTCTCTTTCCTTCTCTCATAATATCCCCCTAAATTATATTTTATAAGAATATTATACTATATCTTCAAAATTTTTACATTATAATCACATCCTTTCAATTAAAAAACACCTACTATTTAAGTAAGTGTTTTATATAAATATTTATTTTTACATCCCATGTTATTCTTCAACTCTAAACCATTCTCAAAAGCTTCTGCTTCAACACATATTTAAAAACATCTCATGTTATTCTTCAACGAGCCGTATTTTGATAAAAATACAAAAGAATTTATTCAATTTAAAAACATCTCATGTTATTCTTCAACTTATAATTGGTATGGTGTTAATGTTAAAGATCACGTATTTAAAAACATCTCATGTTATTCTTCAACTTGAAATTGTTAGCTTCAAAAAATCTATTAAAAATAATTTAAAAACATCTCATGTTATTCTTCAACCAACTTCAAACAGTCTAATGCGCAAGCGTGGCTTTCATTTAAAAACATCTCATGTTATTCTTCAACTTGGAGATGTAGCACATACTTCGAACAGAGAAACAGTATTTAAAAACATCTCATGTTATTCTTCAACAGGCATTTACTATGTAAGCTATAAAGTAACTAATAGATTTAAAAACATCTCATGTTATTCTTCAACACAATTAAATTTTATAGAAGGTAAAAGAAGAGATAGATTTAAAAACATCTCATGTTATTCTTCAACGATAGCAGTTCAAACTTGGGCTAAACTTTTAGATGAATTTAAAAACATCTCATGTTATTCTTCAACTTATGATTTCCAAACAAGCGAAGTATTTCTAATACTATTTAAAAACATCTCATGTTATTCTTCAACCACTTAAAAATGCACATTCTTAAATAAAATAAAACAACATAACCATTGTAAATACTAACATTAATCAAATTTATCCCAAGTGTTTTTAAATTTCAGATGTTTTTACCTAGCAATTCACTAGGACGATGATAATTGCTACCTTTAGCAACTATCTTTGCGAGTGCCTATCCCAAATCACTTGGGATGACCTCACATTTAGGATGCGTAATCACCCTATATTTATATTATATCTATTTAATTATACAAATTCTATACTTCTGGCTATATTTATAGCTGCATTATGGTCTGCATTAAGTTCAAATCCACATTTAGTACATTTAAAATTTGCTTGTGTCTGTCTATTTTCCTTGTCTATCTCACCACATCTTGAACACTTCTGACTTGTATATGCTGGATTTACATATCTTACAGTAATTCCTTCTCTTTCAGCTTTATACTCAATCATTTTCTGCAATTCAAAATATGACCAGTTTCTTAAGATAATATTATCAAATCCATCTTTAGTTAATTTTTCTATGTTTATATATTCACATTTATTACTTTTAGCAAATTCTACTACTCTTTTACTTAGTGCATGAGAATATGTTTTTACAAAGTTTCTTTCATTTTCCTGTAGTTTATCAAGTAATTGAGTTTTCTTTTTACGACCCTTTCCTCCATTTGTAAGAGTTAAGTCCTTTTGAAGTTTTCTTCTTCTAGTTTGCATCTGTTGTCTTACTCTTAAAAAGTTATTAATGTCTCCTAATCCTTTTCTTTTATATGTATCGTCATTTAAACACATATAAATTGGAACAGCTACACCTAAATCTACACCTAAAATTCTGCCTTCTACTGGTTTATATACATTAGAGTTTTGAGGGATGTCTATAACTAGATTCAATATTACATCTTTATTATTTTTAGAAAATTGCATAGAACTATCACAAACTTTATATTCTTTACTTATGACCTTTTCTAAAGTTGATTTAAGTTCATTTACATTTTCGTTATCTCTTTTGCCTAAAACCACTTCTAATCTATATCCACACATAATATCTAAATAAAAAGTATCATCTATATATTTGAAATTAAGTTGTTGGTTACTAATCATTAGTGGATTATCATTTCTGTAGTTTCTTAAACTTTGTTGTCCTGTTATAATTCCTACAAAATCATTACTATAGTCTTTTTTAATCCTTTGTGTAACTAGGCTTAAAGTTCTTTTGTACTGAATATTAACCATACTATCTAAAACATGGTCTAATGTATTAGATTTTAAGTATGTATTTTTGAAAAGTTCATCAATTCCTTTTCTGTATTCTTCTGATTCTTTAAAAACCTTCTTCTCTCCATCTAATATCTTTTTATTAGTTTCAATCGCTTTTAATACTTCCTCTTTCTTTTTATCAGTTATCTTCTCTTTTTCTAAGTCTTTATTAAGTTTATCAATTTTACCTTGTAATCCTTCTATACTTTTCTTTAATTTCTTTTCTGCTCCACTATCTACATTATGTAATACTGCATTAGCATGTATTATACCTATACCTATATTTAGAGCTTTATTTTGTTCTCTTTGTTCTTGCCTAAAGAATGTATAAAATGTACTATCATCACACCTTACTTTTATTTTTCTTGTACTTATCATTTTTAACACCTCCTTTTATAATTTTATAAAACATCCTATGTTACTCTTAAACACATATTTACCATTGTTTCAACATTAGTGTATCGACATTTAAAAACATCCTATGTTACTCTTAAACTACTTGCATCTCTTATAATTTATGTATATCAAGAAATTTAAAAACATCCTATGTTACTCTTAAACTTATTGATGGTAGTACATCTACTGCTAACCATGTTATTTAAAAACATCCTATGTTACTCTTAAACACTTCTAGGTGGTCAAAGAAGAGTTAATAATGCTCATTTAAAAACATCCTATGTTACTCTTAAACTATATTAGAAAATGCTTGTGGAGCTGATAAAGAATAATTTAAAAACATCCTATGTTACTCTTAAACTACCATAAAATACACATTCTTGCACAACATAAATCATTACAATCATTACAATTACTTGTGTCCATAAGTTTTATCCCAAGTGTTTTTAAATTTCAGATGTTTTTACCCAATGTTTATTGGGACGGTGATAATTACTTTATTTAGTAATCATCTTTGTGAGTATCAATTCCAATTGCTTGGGATAATCTCACACTTAGGATGCGTAATCACCCTATATATTTGATACTACAATTATAGCATATTTTGGAAGATAAAGCACTTTTATGTACTTATAAGTGCTTTATCTATATTATTTATTCTCTTTCTCTTTTTTTCCTACATTCTTCTTTCACTAAACTTACAAATCTATAAAATTCATCTGGATTTTCATTTTTCATTTTTTCAAAGATACTTCCAAGTTCTCTAATAAGTTCTATTCTATCCATATCAAGTAAATTCTCATACATTGTATTAATCCCCCTCAAAACTAAACTAAAATCTAATTATTTTTATACAATATATAGTAGTTTTTCTTGTCTCCTTTGATTGAGATAGGATTATTATTTTCTTTCAACCACACTTTGACCTTTTCTGTAACCTTATTAGAATATTTTGTTACAGTACCAGTCCAATTGCCATTCGTTTCTAATACTGTTTTCATTTCATCTTCTTTAATATCAAGCTTTCTTATAATTTGCTTAACTGCCATAAATGCTGGTTTATTAGACATTGTGTAAAGTCCTAACTTTCTTGCAATTTGTTTTGTATCATAAAAATGTTCCTTTTCTTCAATTTCAAGTGGAATATCAACTCCTGCTTTTTTGAAAAATGTTTTAGCAACAAGAAATTGCATACTTTTATCAATTTTTAAATCTTCAAAAAATGGAGTTATTAATTTAATTGACTCATTTACTGCTTCTAATGTTTTTATTTCTTCTTTAACTCTAAAATAACTATTTACTAATTGTCTTTGTACTTTCCATGCTAAGTCATCTGTAAAAGATTTTACTAACATCAAATAGCCTGTTTCAGTTATTAAAGTTAATCCACGATTAGGAATTTCTAAAGTACGATTTCCGTACTTTTCAAAATCACTTGCTTTTACAAAAAAGAAATCTTCGTTCTCTATAAAATGTTTTCTATTCTCTGAGAAATTTCTCTTTGCTGTACCTTCTGTTCTTTCATGTACTTGGTCAATTTCTTTAAATGTAACTACTCTTTGATTATTAAACTCCTTGACCTGCAACTCTTGGTTGTTAATTAATACTAAATTGTTCATAAAAATACACTCCTTAATTGATTTTTTTTAAGGAATGACATATAATTATATTACATATTAGTTATATGTCATAAGGAATATTTAAACTTTGACGAGAGAGAATATTCCTTATTTTATCCCTTATTGCTTTATCTTTATAAAGATTTCTTTATCTTTATACTCTAATAATACATTATTTAGTAAATAATGTCAATACTTTTTATTTATTTTAATAAATATATCTTTACTTTAATAAATATATATAGTATTATATAAATATATAGGAGGTATTAACATGTCTATAAAATTTTTTAAACTAATTGACTTACTAAACAGAAGAGGTATAACTAAAGAAGAACTAAGACTCAAAATAGGAGCTTCTTCTACTACAATAGCCAAACTATCTTCAAATAAAAATGTTTCACTTGATGTAATTGATAAAATATGTAAAGCTTTAAACTGCCAACCAGGTGATATTATGGAATATGAAGATGATGAAAAGTTATAAGCAAAACAAAAGCACCTACTATTTAAGTAAGTGCTTTCTTTTTTCTATTTAATTTTAAGTCCACATAGTTAATATAAAACCCTTCATAGTTAATATAACAGATTTGCTATATATATTGTTTACATACCATATAGTTAATATAAAACGAATGATACATTAGAATATATATTTTGTAGTGAATGATTTACATACCACTTAGTTAATATAAAATTGACCAGTACGAATGCGAGGCTAGCAATGATAAACGACTTTACATACCACATTGTTAATATAAAAACCTTGAGTGACGCAGCAAAAGGGGCAAAGGATACAGCATTTACATACCACTTAGTTAATATAACTCCTACCTATATTATATCATTTTTTACTACATAAAGCACTTGAAACAGTAAAATATTCAAGTGCTTTATTTGTCTATTTATTTATTTTTCTCTTCTTTTTTCCTACACTCTTCTTTCACTAAACTTACAAATCTATAAAATTCATCCGGATTTTCATTTTTCATTTTTTCAAAGATATTTCCAGGTTCTTTGATAAGTTCTATTCTATCTATATCAAGTAAATTCTCATGCATTGTATTAATCCCCCCAAAACTAAACTAAATTATTTAATACAATCTTATAAATTTACTCAATCTTATAAACTACATGATAATTCTTCTTCTCACCTGCAATCTTAGTAGGTCTATTATTCTCCTCTATCCAATTTCTCACTTTATCTATTACACTCTGTGAATACTTATTAACACTTCCACTCCAACCTCTTTTACTCTCTAGTACTACTAACTTTTCATTATCTTGTATATCTAACTTCTTAATAATTTCACCTATTGCATGAAATGCAGGTTTATTAGACTTAGAATAAACATTTAACTTAGTTGCTATTTGTACAGTATCAAAGAAATGTTCCTTCTCTTCTATTTCAAGAGGTAACTCTATTCCTGCCTTTTTGTAGATAGTCTTTGCTGTAAGTAACTTTGCTTTTTCATCTATTCCAGCATTATCTAAGAATGGTGTTAGTATTTCTATAGTCTTGTTAACTGTATCTAGACTTTCTATTTCATTTGCCTTGTCTCGTAGTGCTTGAGGGTCAGCGTTATTTGTTATGTATGCACCAGTTTGTCTTATGCTTGGTAAAACTTCTCGTCTAAGCCATTTTCTAAATTGAACACCAATAGGTTTGTCTGTGTATTGTAAAAATCCATATAAACCATCTTCATAAAAAATAGTTATACTTCTAGCTTTATTACTAATTATATTATTTGCGACTACATTTAAAGTAGTTACAAAATCATTAAATTCATTTCCTTTCAATACATCATACTCTTGTTCAATCTCAAAGTCTTCTGCTTTTATGCAATCCTGTATTGTTTTAGATACATCAGCATAATCGAATAATCCAACTATTTGATTAGCTATCCAACAAGATTTTTCTTTCCACATAAAAGTATAAATTTGACTTCCATTGAACTCTTTTACTATTAAATTTTTCATAACTATTACACTCCTTAATTGAATTTTTTTAAGGAATGACGTATACTATAGTTAGTGTATATAATATACGTCAATAAGGGATGTTCAATCTTTGGTCGGGGAGAACGTCTCTTATTTTTTATTCCTCTTTTTCTAACTCTTCATTAATCTTTTCTTCAAGCCAAATAGTTTTAGTCTTGTTCTGCTTTTTTAAATGTTCTTCAATTTTTTCTACTTTCTCTCTATCTAGTAGAACACTAAAAGTTTTCTTATTCTGTCGTCTCTGCTTGAAGTAATCTGCTCTACTGCTATCAGTAATAATTTTCAC